AAAACTTACTTTTTCTTCCCATAAGAAAACCTCCTCAGCAAACAGTGCTTTTAATTATTTGCACTGTCTACTGGGAGGTCATCATATCATTAAAGCGCCTCTAACTTATACGTTATCAGTGCTTTTTGTTCCCCATTCAGGTGCACCTGTAGGTGTGATATATAAGTTAGTTTCTAAAATGCTGTTTACTTCAATTGCTGGTAAACCTGTCTTTGAAGGCTGACCACTAAAGTAAACAGATTTTTCTAACTTAGGATGCTTGATTTCAAACCATGTAGCCTTACCTGTTTTTGCAGCTTCCTCATACTTTTTAATTAAAGCATCCCAGACCGTAATAAGATCTTCTGTTAAGTTTGCTGTGAATGATAACGCTCCACCTAAGTCCTTTAAGCCTTCAATATATGTCTTATATTCTGTTTCCATTAGATCAGTAGATTCTAAAGTTTCGGGACTTGGATTTAGTTCCGGAACGGACTTGATATCCGGAATTACAGTGTACCCAGTAGTTGGTTTAGTGCCCGCTGTTGCTTCAACGGCATAACCTAAAGTTACACCAGCTGTATTGATTGCTACTCCCATATTTCTCCTCCTTAATATTGTGTTTCGTTTTCTTTCTTATATCTCATGATTCTTCTTGCTATAGTGTCATCGGCGTTAACCATCGGCTGATTAAGCATTCTGCAATAGTCATGAAATTTCAATACATTGTCCAAGACTGACGATATCGATTTGCATATTTCTTCTTTCTGCTCTTTATCGTTAGAATAGATTTCAATGTATTGAGTAATATGAGCAACATTTTCCATCTCGTCAAATGTACTATATCGTTTGTTTACTACGTTGTTCTCTTGAACGATAGATACTGCCGGAAATCTAGGCGGTTCAGTAGATAATTGCTTTCCGATAATATAGATGCCATGAAACTGTTTTCTAAGTTCATTTGCAATTTCAGTGAATAATCCATCTTCTTTGTCGATCACTGTTGAAACACCTTCTTTACAATATCAATAAGTTCTGCCCTTAAAGTCTCGTATGTGCCATGAGCGAATGGTCTAGATGGCATACCTTTTGTCCACTGCCATTTTCCTTCATCACGATAATACCATCCATCATCACCGTGATTATTGACATCATAGTGATACCCGATGGTATCGTGTGGATGTGGCGAACGTGAGCCAACGATTCCGGTCCCGAATTCTACAAATAAAGCGTGTTCAGATGCATTGTAAATAGTGACTGTTTTACCTGTGCATTCATATGACACACTATTAATTAAATCGTCCTTAGAATAAGGCATTGGATAGGAATCTATCTCTCTGACCATCACTTCAAAACCATGCTCGCCGAGTTCTTTCATGAGAACAGCTTGCTTATATTTCAGTGTTTTCTGATATTCCTTAAGACTAGAGATGGCTTGACTGATACTTTCATCGTTCAGCCTAACCTTTATATTCCTTAATTGCATATCTCTTCTCCCTCTTGCTTACTGCGACTTTTGTCACTACGTAATTGTGGGTCTCTGACGTATCGACGCCAATCCATAATCTAGAATATTCATCAATAGGACAACTGGTATCTGTCGTAACCATCTCTCTGTCATAATCAGTATCTTTACCGAATGCGTTATAATTCGAATCGCCCTTTGCTGCAGAAAGTGAAATTTTTAATTTTGTCGGCTCAGTATAGCCGCCTATTCTGTTGCCGTATTTATCCGTGGCACTATCCTTTTGGAACAATGCATAGTAGATTGTGAACTGATCTCTCTTGAAGTTTCTCATTTAGAACACCTTCGCTTTAGGAATAATTTCCCTTAAAAGTGCAGGTGAAACATCGGCGCTTGCCCATTGTCGTGTTACTGCATTTTCTGTGTGAGTCAGTTCCCCTTCTGCACCGGATTTTGCAAATAATTCCACTGCAATTCTTATCTGCAGATCCTTGTATCTATTCTCAAGAATATATTCTCCGTTGTCATCAACAGGAAAATCATGATAAGGATAGCGATTTGAGAGGATGATTAACTTAGCACTTTGCAGAAGAACTTCTAAATCATCGTTATCAACATCATCGTCTTTTAGTTTAATTTTTAGAATTTCTTCCTGTGTCATATTTATCATCCCCTTTCATATTCACTATTCCACTTCTTTTGCGAACTCTTTTTCAATGAGTTCCATTGCTCTGATTTCTGTAACTTTAATCACATCCCCTACTTTACGTAGGGTTTTTTTGTTTTTTGCATCATAAAACGCTTTAATCACTTCTACTTTTTTCATTCTCTACCCCTTTCTAGACTGTAGGAATTTCATCCCCCGCATTGAGTCCACTAGCTGCGTTCTTAACAACCTTTACAATGTAGTTCTGGTTTGTTAAGGCGAAAATGCCGTACTTTCTTAAGAAAACTGTATTTTCACGCTTGTTAGCATTTTCTGCTGAACGGCTTCCTCTAGTTGAAGATTCGGCTTCTGCACCCTTCTTGTTGAAGTAAGTGACTGCTTCTTTAGTTGCTACTGCAAACTGCCCTTTAGTTGCTAAAGCAGATGTATAGATGTTTACACCAGCAACTGTTCCGATGTAGCCGCTACGTGCATATGCCTCAACGTATTTAAGTAATTCCCCTAAGTTCTTACGAATTTCTGCAACATCATCCTTGTGAACTAATGCGAAAACGCCTAATCCTGTGATTTCAGTAGATTCACTGATTTTTAAGTCCTTAATAGATGCTACTGCATCAACGAAAGAGTTAAAATCAAACTTGGCAGTCTCTACTTTCTGAGTGGCTTTTGCAAACTCAGCAATAGCCTTCTTGTTGGCAGTGTTGAACATATCAACTGCCTGGTGTTCTAAGCCTTTATCAACTACTAATGGATCTTCCATTTCATCTTCATCATACCAATCGAATCTGTTCTGTAATGTCTCGATTGTGTATTCTGTTTCAGTGTAGCTGGCTGTAATTGACTTAGTGTTTCCTTCACCTTTTGCTACTGTTTCCGTACCATCAGTTGCTACATAAGTACGGATTTTTTTCTTCATGCCAGGTTCGCCTGTTAATGAGTTATCAACAGTACAGAACTGCATTAAGTCTAGATATGTCTGGTATTGGTCTTCAAACTTGTTTTCCAATACATAATTAGGATATGGTGTGTTTGCCATATATCTTATTCTCCTTTGCCGTAAATTGACTGATATTCACTAGGATTTTCTTCAGCGAACTTCATCTGTTCCCTTAATGACATTGTGCTTAACTTCTCTTTTGTCATAGTATCGTCGTGATTATCGTCTTGTCCTGGCGTTTTAGTATTGTTTAACGCCTCTGCTTTGTATTTCTTGTTTAATTCAGCATTAAAAATTTCCTGCTGCTTGAAAAATGATTTCATATCACCCTCGGCTAAAGCACTAGCCACTTTGTGCGCACTCTCTTCGTTATATCCCATAGATATGAATTTTTTCTCATTTTCCATGATTGATAATTTTTTTGTGAGATCAGCATTTTGACTGGCCAATTCATCTAACTGTCTCTGAGTTTCTTCTTTATTAATCTCTTCCTGTGATTTATTCGCATTGAGCTGCTTTCTATAATTGGCTGCTTCCTTTGCGTTTTTATCACTTTTATCTTTCATAGCGTTATATTCTCTGACTGATACAGTAGAATTGTCTGCTTCTAACATTTCGATTAGATCTTCGATTGTTGTGTCTTCAGTTAATCTAGCGCCTAAAATTTCTCTTACGTTCATTTTGGTTCTCCTTGCTCTTTAAAGTTTTTCTCTAACTATGTATGTGCTTTTTAAAGTTTTTCTCTAACTGTATATGTGCTCTTTAAAGTTTTTCTCTAACTCAAATATACTAACTCAAATATGCTAACCGGAATTTACAAATGACATCTGCATATTCTGGTCATCGGTTACTGTCGCTGGGTTATCTCCTTGTGGATTGCTTTGCAAATCCTTATCTTCGCTATTGACAGTTGTATTTAATTCAGTGTTATATGCTGCGTCCAGGTACTCCCTGCTATCCACATATACCTGCTGAGGGTCGCTGAATAAGTCAGCAGTCTGAATGGCAACTCTTGGATGGATGCCGAATGTCTTCATATTTAGAAGCCCCTGTGTCTTGACAAGCATGTTTGTGACCTTGTTTCTAGAGAACTTGATATCAATATCTCTTAGTTTGACTTCTTCCTTAACAACCGTATTGCTTCGGTCGAGAATGTTTTTAACGATAGCGAGGAATTTCTTTTCCCCTTCATCGAACATCTCTTCAAGTCGATAAGCATCTTCTTCTGCTTCCTGCCATCCACCACTAAGCATAGATGACTGCCCTGTTGTAGAACCACTCTGCGCTTCTCTAGAAGGCATAGCGCAGATCTGCAGTAACTGGGCATATAAGTAATCACTCAAACTCTGAATTTCATTCTGATTAAGTGATGTTTCAATCGTCTTTACAGATGCTGTAGTTCCGTTTCTGCTTGTTGTGGATAATGCACCGTTCTCTCTAAGTTCGTCGTAGTCTTCCTTATTCATGTCAACGTTATCAAACCAAATGAATGACTGTACATTCTGTGCCAGTCCATTCAGTCTGTCGCTTGTGCAAGTGTTGATTGCATTTAACAGTCCGATGGCTCTCTCAAAGCAGCCCATCTTGTCATAATCCTGTCGATATTCGACAATAGGAATTGCTCCGATACCATTTACGCTTTCTTCGACCTCGCCGACATGTGTATCTGTGAACTGAAACACCCTGTCATTTGTGTAGGCCGTATAATGCGTTTCTTCTACAATCCCTTTATCGTTCATATCACGCCAGTATGTGACTGCAAGTAACGGCTCATGAAAAATGTCAGGACTGTAGATGATGAATGTGTTCATAGGATCCAGGTTGACAATTCTAAAAGGTGTATAAGCATTCTTGTCCTTCTGAGGAAAGACTCCTCTATATCCCACACCGCATGTCAGAAATGTCTTTGCTAGTTCCTGGTCCTTAGTGTGCTTTCTTTCGTCAAAGCACATGCTGTTTAGTTCACCGATGTACCCATCGTCCTCGTCTGATGTAGTTTCGCTCTTCAATTCCTGTTCAGCCTTCTGAACATATCTGATTGGCGAGCCAAACACGAAAGCCGTCTTGAAATTAACAATCTGTGATGCGTGATTCTCTACTATCTTCTCGTTAATTTCGGGCCTTACAGGCTTCTCTCTATCAAGGATGTCCTGTCTTCCCTTCTCGTACTCGATAAGGTACTTTATATCCTTGCGGTTTAATTCGTGTGTCTGCATCGCATATGTGACTACTCTCTAAACATTATCTCTTGTGATTTCTGATTCACTTGAATAGATTGTCTTTCTACCTCTGTTAATCACCAGCGTTGCCTCCTTCCACACGAATTTCTATTTCTTTCTTGTCTACCTTACACCAGAGATATAGCGTACCGCTTGTATCGTCGCTTACTCTGCCTAGTATCTTCTTTTTTCCTCTCTTCAAGCAGAGAGGACAATATATGTTCTTTTTCATTGATTTCCTCCCTGTAATGAATAGATATGAGGGATGCCTTGTAGGTGACATAGGGGGTAGGCAAATGAATGCAGGCATCCCTAATATCATTGTATTTTGCAGAGAGAGAAACGGCGCCTTTTAGCACGGTCTTTTGAATATTTCTTTTATCGTTCCATAGCCTCCGTACAGTCTGTCGCACAACTGTGACAAGCTGTCGGGCGCATCATCGTGCTCGTTCTTGCCGAGTATCTTGAATGAGAACAGGTTATTCATGAACATTGAATATTCTTTTGAACGTTTGCCCGGCTCAAGGAAATAGAACTCTCTGATATCGGGCGCATTCTGAAATATGCGTACCTCTTTTGCCTTTGTTGTCGGCGCACTGTGTGATGTTATGACACATTTGTAGCCAAGTCGTTCAAGTTCCTTCTCTACATCTTCAGCATATCCTTCACCACCGTTATTCTTTTCGACATCGCAGTCCTGTACACCCCACGAAGCGATTTTCTTAGCCACTTCCGGCTGTGTTATTCTCTTATCGCCGTTATTGAACACTACATCGGGTATATATACCGTTCCATCTGCATACTGATAGGCTATTGGAGCGCTCACGTAGTCACCACCGCCCCAGGCAGTATCTACCACGGTCAGTCTTCTGACTGGCTCCTCATTCGGCAGTATTCCGTTATAGAACTTCATATCTCCACCGTTGAACAATGCTCCCTCACGTTCTACAGGCTCTCCCTGGTACTGTGCGAACCATGATGCCATGTCATCGTTTCTCTCGAATGATGCCCTTCTCTGCTGATAGTATTCAGTAGAGAATCCAACGCCATAGTCATAGTCGAAATTGGATTCATCATTCTCATTAAGCGCTGGCAGATTCACGATCTTATACTTTCTTGACTTGAAGTTAGGATCATTCAATATAAGGTCCTGTCTTAGACCGGCCGGGTCAACAAGCGACCATCTAGTACCTATCCACAATACCTTGCTTCCCTGTTTAGCACGTGTGATGAGGTTGTTATCCACTAGTTTCCATGTCTTGTACATACGTTCCGGATTGAGCGCTTCTTCGATACCACCAATCAAGTCATCACCGATAAGTACGCCGTTACAGTCACATGAACCATTCAGTGTTCCGTAGATAGAACGACATGTAAGTGTCGGATATCTCTTCTTTCGTTCCAAATCCAATGTGTTCAGCCTAGAGTTCTGATTCACTATGACGGATGCTGGGAAAATCTCACTGTATGTATAGGTCATATTGTCATTGATGATTTCATTTATACCTTCATAGAACGAATGCGTGATTGTGTCAGAGAAACTGCTGTACAGATTCGTCTTCTCTGAATTGATTCCCATGAGCCATGTAAGAAAGAACATGATCAGTGTTGTCTTGCCTACTCGTGGAGGCATCGAAATAAACAGTTCCTGCAGGTTTCCGTCGTGGAGGTCCTGCAGATCTTTTACTACGGTTTTCAGTATCTTCATTCTCGGACGGTAGAACTGCTCATTGACAGGCCTGTTTATCTCGAGATAAAGCATGTAGTCCTCGAACGAATAATGCGCCGTAAACAGGAATGTCTTCTTATACATCTGATACATGTTGTATCGCTCCTCGATATCCTTGCTTCTGTTGCTGTTCGCTTCAGCAAGTCTGCGTCTTAGGTCCTTGTTCAGATGCAGAAGCGTATCTTTGTCGTTCGTAGCGTAGCAGTTCAGTACGATGTCATACTTGGCAGTAAGACTGTCAGTACTCTTGTACAGTTTCACTTTTTTCTTATCTATTGCCATATTTCCTCCTTTATCTATTGCTGTGTTTCATCATTTAGTGCACAAAAAAAGAGCCTACACCATATGTGGTGCATGGCTCTAGGCTCTATGCTTATAATACGTTGCTCTGCTCACATTGCACTGCTTGCAGGCATCTGTTATAGATACACCCTGTCTGACCAGGTCATCTACCTCTTCGATTGAGACGGTCGGTCTTCCGATGCTCTTTCCTCTCTTGCGTGCAGCTTTGAGACCTTCAACTGTTCTCTCCACCATCATGTCATGCTCCTGCTGAGCGAGTGATGAAAGCACCTCGAGGATTATGTTGTTTATCATCTCGATGATCCATTCCTGTCCGTCAAGTTCAATCATGGTTGTAGGCATATTAAGTATTCTTATTATAACACCCTTTTCCTGGAAAAACCTAATCTCATCCTTTATGAGCTGCTTATTTCTTCCAAGTCTGTCTAGTGCGTGGATGTATAGTTCATCGCCTTTTTTTATCGTTTCCTTCAACTTGCAGTAGTTCGGTCTGTCGATTTTTGTGCCCGTGTACTTGTCACTGAATATATAGTCTACATTGTATGAGCGCAGGCTGTCTATCTGTCTGTCGAGAGACTGCTTTCCTGTACTCACTCGTGCGTAGCCGTATTTCATCGCTTGAATCTTCCTCTGTTGTCTTTTCTATCGGGCACTTCATCTAGTACGACTGTTCTTTCTGCTCTGTCATTACCACCTCGTGGTCTGATGATGATGTCGTAGTCGAGTTCGTTGCATATGTTGATTAGGATGCTGACCTTTGTGTCGCTCCTATTCATAATATTTCCAATGCTCGATGCTCGCTCATACCCTAGCCTTTCTGCAAGTCTTGAATAAGAACTATTGCTATCAGCAATTAATTTTTTTAAGCATTCTGTCAAGTTCATAATTTCTACCTCCTGTGCATAGTATATCATTGCTCTCAGCATGTGTCAACACTATTTAGTGTATTGCCTTAAAATTAGGCCGTCGGTGGTAGCGGGGTTGAGCACCTTCGGTGTGACCCTCGAAAATAGTGGGCGGGGCGGGGTATTAAAAAGATACATGTCTAAAAAATGAACGATTAAAAGACATTGAAATATTTACACTAATAAATGAAAATAAAGTATTGACTTTTACACTTATTGATGTATAATACAAGTATATTCATTATTTAGTGTAATGAATATTGATAGTTCATTGACAATTGAATACGTGAAAATCTCAAAAGGAAAAGAGAAACGTATATATACATATTGCTATGTATAGTATTAAAAAGAAAAGAGATTAATCCACAACGTACCAATCTATATATAGATGTACATATTAGAATTAATCTCTTTATATTAGTGCTATATGTTTGACCGACAAATAGCAACATGATTATATCATATGTTTTTCTTAAGGTAAAACATTATGGATAATTTAGTAAAGTATTATGACCACAACAATTTTTCATTTATTTCTATGGAGAAATTAGAAGAATTAGAAGATGAATATTATATTGAGTATTCTACTTTTGAAGATTGCTATATCAATAAAGATACCAGCGATTATGGTTATTGTGATAATGACCTTTTAACTAATGATACTATAGAAAATGGTGATTATATTTATTGTGAAGATACTGAAGACTATCAACCAAGTGATTACACTGTTTATCTAACAGATACAGAAACGTATGTATCAAGGGATTATGACTTTCAAAAATGTGATGAATGCGGCGATTATTTCAGCAGCGATTATGATATGCATTGTAGAAATGGCAATTATTATTGTGATACATGTTGGGAAGACATGGAACCCGTTATTTATGATTATCATTGTTATCGCGATGGTTATTACCCTCGTTCTCTAGCACGTGAAAGTCCACTGTTTATGGGGTTTGAATTAGAAGTTGACAACGTACGCGGTGATTATGACGAGTTAGCTACTAGCGTATTAGATGGTGATATGGATGGCACATTACATTGTGAAGAAGATTGTACAGTTGCTTTTGAGTTTATTTCCCAGCCCTGCACATTGGAATATCACAAGAACCAACATTATAATGATTGGTTCTTTAGTGAATTAGATGGCAAGTGTGAAAGTCATGACGCTGGCACTTGTGGTTTACACGTGCATGTTAACAAGTCATTTTTTGATGCCCGCGGTTATGATAGATTGAAAACAATTCTTTTCTTCTTTAAGGATGAATTATTCCAATTTTCACGCCGCCAACATTGGGATTATAGTTATAGCGACTTTGGGGAAAAAATCGGTAAAAGCAGCGTAACAATGCATAAAGCAAAAAACACCAAAGAATACGGCCATTCTACATGGTTCAATGAAAACAATAGTTCTACTTATGAGTTTAGATTTTTCCGTGGTACTTTAAGATATGAAACATTTATGGCAAGCCTTGAATTAGTGCATAATATCTGTATTGCTGCAATGAGTAATACAGATGTTATCACATGGGATTCACTTCTAGATGGTGATTATTGTAGAGAATACAGTAACTTACGCGACATTTATTGCGATAGTGAATTGAATTTAGGTGAGTTAGAAAAGAAAGAAAACGAACTAATGCAGGTAATCAAAAAAGGTTTAGATGAAAGTGTTTTTATCAATCTAAACTATGTATGTGTTGGTGAAATTGTAGGGGATACAATCGTTTTCTATAGTCTCTATAACAATAACGGAGAACTACACAAACGCCGCCAGAACTATATTAATTTATCGGAGTTTGATACTTTTGAAACACATGGTTATTACTACTTGTGTAATAGAAAAGAACTTTCTAACTTGTTAGGAGGTGAATTCTAATGTGCATTATTGCAATCAAACCAGCTCATCATAAAATGATCGATGAAACGACACTAGAAACAATGTTTGACACCAACCCCGACGGCGCGGGTTATATGTATGCTTACAGCAATAGAGTACATATTAAAAAAGGTTTCATGACCTTGAAAGAATTGTTAAATAGCCTTGATAAACTAAAAAAGAAAATTAATATTGATGAAATACCTTTAATCTTACATTTCCGTATTTCTACTAGTGGGAAAACAGATGGCGCCACTTGCCATCCTTTTCCTATCACTAGTGATTTAAACGCCTTACGTAAAACACACGTTATAACCAACTTAGGAATGGCACACAATGGGATTATTAGTGACTTTGAGGAAAAGAAAAGCATCTATAGCGATACACAATTATTTGTGAATAAATGTGTATCATATCTCTATGATATGAACCCTAAATTCTTACACGATGATAGAACAAAAAAGCTGCTAGAGCCTATTATAAATGGCTCACGCCTGGCGTTCTTAGACAGTCACGGCAATATATACCGTTATGGTGATTGGATCGAAAGCGATGGTATCTATTACAGTAATGAGGGTTATATCCCATGGCAAACACGATATTATCATTATGATAGTAGTTACTACAACGATTATTATTACAATGATTATTATTACTATGGTGATGAGGATCAAGAACTTAGAATTTTAGAAAAGTTAGAAGCCTATGAGGAGATAACCAATCATGATAATATCTGTTATATTCGTACGATGTATGATATAGTAGAGGAAAGCAATGGTGTAGAAATTTATGACGTAATCGGTATGTTTGTGAAGGTGGATCCAGTCACAAGCCGTGCTATTCGTATCGAGGGGGTTGATTAATGCTTAGACTATTAATGTATTTTCTATTTTTGCCGTTTTGGTTGATATGGTGGTTTATTAAATTTGTAGCGTGGTTCATGTTACAAGTTGAAATATTCTTACTTAGTTTCAATGGTAGTAGTGCAATTAGAAGAAAAAGAAGATGGTAACATCCAATGGTATTAAGTTAAGTGGCCAAATGCCAAAAACCTCTTTGATTTTAAAATCAGAGAGGTCTTTTTATTTTTCTCATTAAACTGTTGACAATTGATG